TGAATGGGTATTAATTGACACAACACAAGTGGCATACATAATGGAAGACCAATGGTATTTGGCCCACGATGATTCACCAATACATCAACCAATTTGGTGGATGCCTATTCCGATTTTACCAAACGATTGATAAGCAACTTATGGCAAACGAACAACATTTAATACCACCTAAGCACGGCGAAATTAGAAACCCCAAAGGAAAACCAAAGGGGACTAAAAATAAATTGACCCAATTACGAAAGTTGATTAAAGACATTATTCATATTCACAATGGCGAAGTAAACGATTACACTAAAAGATTGTTGTATCAATTTTATGAGGTTTCAATGTCAGATGCTTCCGTAAATTACATAAGTGATATAGTAACGGATTTATATTTTATTGAAAGCGACTTTGGAATTAAGATTGGAATATCAAAAAGCGTCAAGTCGAGAATAAAGCAAATACAATTGTATGCACCAAGTGCAAAATTATTAAAGGTTATTAAAAACGCTGGTTCTTTTGAGAAAACATTGCATCGGCATTTTCGGAAACAAAACATAAAGAACAATCCATTGTATGGGGTTGAATGGTTTTATAAGAACGACGACCTTGTCGATTTTATTGCATCCGTAAACACACCGCTTGATTTGGTAAACAAGTTTGGAAGCAACAATATCAAGCAATTGCAAATACAATTTTAGGCAGTTAAAAACAGAACAAAAACAGAATGAGCAAGGAAGATTTAATCCCCTTCCAACCAGGGGAAAGCGGTAACCCAAACGGGCGACCCAAAGGAACAAAGAACCGAAGCACCATCGCACGGAAGTGGTTGGAGGTAATGCAAGACACCAAGAACCCCATCACGGGGGAATTGGAGAAACTAAGCCAGGAAGATTTAATCACACTTGCAATGATACACAAGGCAAGGAAAGGTGATGTGGGTGCATACAAACAATTGATGGATTCGGGATTTGGTATGCCCACCCAACAAATTGATGTTACCACGGAAAAACCAATCTTCAACGGCATTGATTTGGATGTGAAGTAATGTTGCAAACCACGACCGCCCAGAGTAAAATTGCCAACCTGCGGAAGCGGGTGCGGATAGTTAGGGGTGGCACATCCTCATCAAAAACATTCAGTATCATTCCGATGCTTATCACATACGCGGTGCAAAACGCAAAGTGTGAAATTAGTGTGGTATCTGAAACCATCCCGCACCTTCGAAGGGGTGCAATCCGTGACTTTCTTAAAATTATGGACATGGTGGGGATGTTTGATCCGTTAAAATGGAACAAATCATCATTGACCTACACATTCAGCAATGATAGTTACATCGAATTTTTTAGTGCAGACCAACCACAAAAGTTAAGGGGTGCAAGGCGTGATGTTTTATTTGTGAACGAGTGCAACAACATCGATTGGGAATCATACTACCAAATGGCGATTCGTACGCGAAAGTTTATTTATTTGGATTATAACCCCGTTGCCGAATTTTGGGTGGATAGTGAATTGGTGAATGACCCCGATGCGGAAATGATTGTACTCACATACAAAGACAACGAAGCGTTGGATAAATCCATTGTAACGGAAATTGAAAAGGCACGGGATAGGGCAACCACATCAAATTATTGGGCCAATTGGTGGCGGGTATATGGACTTGGTGAGATTGGAAACCTACAAGGGGTTATATTCAGCAATTGGCAAACCATTGACACCATTCCCGAGGATGCAAGGTTACTTGGCATTGGTGTGGATTTTGGGTATACAAACGACCCCACGGCGATTGTGGCCGTTTATGAATACAATGGTCAACGAATCATCGATGAAGTGGCATATCGCACGGGAATGCTTAATTCAGACATTGCAAAGGCATTACCCAATCATGTGCCAATTTATGCGGATAGTGCCGAACCAAAATCAATTGATGAAATAAAAAGATACGGGATAAGAATTAAGGGGGTGACCAAGGGTAAGGATTCCATTAACTATGGAATACAGATAATGCAATCGCAATCGTATTTAATCACATCCACATCCACCAATTTAATCAAGGAGTTGCGGAATTATTGTTGGGATAGTGATGCCCAGGGCCGAAGCATGAACAACCCCATTGGCACAGACCACGCAATCGATAGTTGGCGTTATCATGAGATGATGGCATTGGGTATCAAAAGCAATTACGGAAATTATGATATTCGTTAATTGTTTATTTCGTGTTTATTTGTATCTTTGAAAAGACAAATGATGAAACACGGTAGTTTATTTTCGGGAATTGGAGGGTTTGATTTAGCATCCGAATGGATGGGATGGGAAAATGTATTTCATTGCGAGTGGAACGAATTTGGTAAAAAAGTGTTACACCATTATTGGCCGAATGCAGAATCATTTGATGATATTACAAAAACCGACTTTACAAAATATGCAAACAAAATTGACATTCTTACGGGAGGATTCCCATGCCAACCCTATTCCCAAGCAGGACAACGCAAAGGAAAAGAAGATGAACGCCATTTGTGGCCCGAGATGCTTAGAGCAATACGGGAGATTAAACCAAAGTACATCGTGGGGGAAAATGTTTTTGGGTTGCTTAATTGGAATGGAGGGATGGTATTCGACGAGGTGCATTCTGACTTGGAACTTGAGGGGTACGAAGTCCAGGCCGTGGTTATACCTGCGGCGGCGGTCAATGCCCCACACGGACGAGATAGAATATGGTTCGTTGCTACCAACACCAAATTCAAGCCCGAGGGAAGTGACGGAGGAACAAACGATGAAACGCAAAGAGATGTACGGAGGGGAAACGAGGGCAATGTATTTGGAACATTATGCGGTGATGGGGTTATTACCAACACCAACGGCATCGGCAATCGGGGAAAGTCAAAGCAATCATCAGCTGCACATAAGCAAGGACGGGGTGGCGAAACCAATACGGGAATCGGGAATGAAGGGGAACAGCAATTTATACGCGACATTGCAAGTGAGGGGGTTGATTCCAACACGGACAGCGTTCGATTACAACACACCGAGGAAACCAGAAACATTCAAGAAAGCACAAGAACGACACAAAGCCAAGGGCGTCAATTTACAGAACCCTTTGAAACAAATGGCAGCGATGGGGATGTTACCAACACCAGTAGCGGGGGAATACAGGGATACGGGGGAAGGGGTAAAAACAGGGAATTTCAAACAAATGAATTTAACGAGAACAATAGCAAAAGACAACCCAGAATGGATTGGGAAAAATTCCCAACTCAATCCCCGATTTGTGGCGGAGATGATGGGCTTCCCACCGAATTGGACGGAATTACCTTTTCAAAATGGAGAAACGAATCCATAAAAGCATACGGGAATGCCATTGTTCCACAAGTGGCATACCAAATTTTCAAAGCAATTCAAGAAACGATATGACAAGCCATTACCAACAATTACACAACCAACGACAAGAAATTAAACGCCTTCGCTTATTGTTAGTACAGATACAAAGCGAAGCCCTAACCAAAATCCAATTGTTAAAGCGTGAAATAATAAACCCACGGGTTGATTTTAACGATGCACCCAACCATTGGAAGGAAGTATTGAGGGCGGTTTGCACAGTATCGGAATTAACACCCGATGAGATACTTTGCCCATCACGGAAAAGGGCATCGTTATACGCCCGTCACATGTTCAACTTTATTTGCAGAAAAAGGTTAGGGATGCCGTGGGCAGAAATTGGGCGGATCATCCATCGCGACCATTCAACGGCAATCAATTCTGTAAACGAGTTTAGCAACATTTTGTACACCGATAAGGAGGTGCAAAGGCAATACGCCAAAGTGTGTGTGTTGCTCAATGAAGCGTTGGAATAACAAAGCGGGGTTTGGTCGTTTTATAATTAATGATTGAATCAAAAACCATATTAGTACCCACATCGCTTAAAGATGTAAAGTTGCATCAAATGTTGGCGTATCAAGGTCTTAAAGATGACATGGAAGATACCCAACGCCAATTGGAAGCCGTATCAATTTTTTGTGAGTTGACAATGACCGAGGTCATGGCCATGCCGTTTGATGTATTGCAAAAGGCGGTGGAACGCATCACATTGATGTTGACAGAACAACCGACATTCACCCCCAGGTTCAAAATGGATGGCGTTGAATACGGGTTTATTCCAAACTTGGATGATATGTCGGTGGGTGAGTTTATTGACATAGAAACATACACAAAAGAAACACACGATTTATGGAAGGTGATGAGTGTGTTATATCGCCCCGTTACCCATAGCGGACAGAACGGAAGGTATGAGGTTGCGCCTTATTCGGCAAACCTTGTCAGTGGGTTTAAGGATTTAGATTGCAACACCGCATTTGGGGCCATGGTTTTTTTTTGGAGTTTAGGAATCGACTTACTGAATTCTATCCAGAAGTATTTGGAGGTGGAGATGGAACCGCAGATGAAAACCGCCTTACCAAAAAATGGGGATGGTTTGGAATGGTCTATCGACTCGCTAACCGAAATTTCCTACAATTGGAAAATGTCTATACTAAGACCATTCACACCGCTTTGTATTGGACCGCTTACGAAAGCGACATTGCGGAAATGGAACAAAAAATCATTAAACAAAGTTACAAGCGATGATAAATAACCACATAGGAACCGCATTTAAGGTATTCAAAGAAATCGCCACGGATGAGGGATGGAATTATAGCCACGGCACATTGACCGAGTTTGATTTTAAGGCGTTCACGGTATTCCCGTTGATGCATTGCTCAATCCAATCGGTATCGCTTACCGACCAAATTGCATCTATCCAAATGAACATCATGATTGCGGATCGTGTTAACTTTTTGAAAGGTGAGAACGGGCAATTGAATCTTATCACAGTTTACAACCAATACGGATACACCGAGAATGAAAACTATGCACACATTTTACAAGAAATGTATGTGCAGATGTCAAAAGGTTTGTGGAAGTTAGAGCAAGACAATTATAGCCAAATACAATTCCAACGCCCAATCGTGTTTAATCCGTTCGTGGAAACGATGGATTCAGTATTGGCGGGGTATCAAATAAGTGTCACCATTGACTTAATCAACCCGTGGGTAACTGATGGCGATTGCGTTTAAGAATAGCGTTGCCGTTGTTGCGGATTATTCCAAGAAGTGGGCAATTGCTTGTCGGAATATGTTGGAGGTAAAACGCCCACGAACTTCTATCCGTGCCAAGTGGAAAAAGGTTGGTGGTGGGTGGCAAGTGGTGTCAGCAACCAAAAAGACATTCCGTGGTAATTATGTGGCCAGTGGTCAATTGGTGGCATCCATCCAACCCGACCCAAAGGGTTTAGACATGGGTATCAGTATGAACAAGACGGCCGATTATGTGCAAAGGGGTCGTAAGCCAGGCAAAGGGATTCCACTTGATTCAATGCGTAGTTGGGTAAAGATGAAACGCATCCAACCAAGGGATTTGTCAACGGGTAAATTCAAATCCAAGGCAAACGAAGAAGGAATGCGGTTTATGATGAATAGGAAAATAAAGTATTTCGGTATTGAACCATTCCCATTTGTGAGCCAAGCAAGACAACAAATTTTACCATCGTTCAACAAGGCGTTGACCCAGGCGATGAAACAAGATATTAAAAAAGGATTATTTAAGCGATGAACTTCACTTTAC